GGCTTTGTGATTAACATATGATATTCAGGCTTTTCTTATCCTTTAGCCTGTCTGGGTCCAGCTGCTAGTGCGCGGCCGGACCTTCCCCCTGGGTACGCCTCGCGCGTACCCAATTAAGAACAGGATTCAAGCGGACCTGAGGCGCAAGCAGATGCGTGAGAACTACGAGCGCAAGCGCACAAGGGCTCAGGCACAAGCCGCAAGCAACAAGCGCTCAAGCTCACAGGCGGGGCGGGTGGGCCCGCAAGCACGCAAGCCGTCGGTCGCAAGCTCACGGATCGCGGAGCCCGGCTCGAGATAGTATTCATAAAGTTTATTGGTGCGTGGAGCGAGGGTCGCTGCTAAGATCCAGGTGTTGGTTGGGTGTGTAATATGGAACGCAATTTGGTGTGGTGAGAAGGTGATCTTATTACCTTTTACTATCTTTAACTCAACAGTAAAAAAGCCATTGTTTTCCGTGTATCCTACTAGATCTGGAAAGCCAAAAGATGCCCAAGATTCAACGCGTGTCCATGTAATATTTGGTGTAGATTTTTTTAGTTTTTGCCAAAGTTTTGACTCATTTTTCACAATAACTATTCCACTAAGATCATGAGCCTATATTTCTCTTTACAACCTATAATTTTGTTCTCGACTAACTTGATTTCTTTAATGTTAAATTCTTTTTGTAAGGGGTTTCTACCATCAGGTAATAACATTTGAACTTTTGCATCACCGCCTTCTTCAGACTCAGTAAATCTAGTTAAGACTTGTATTAGCTTCTTTGTATTATACCAATGCGGACTACTCATTTCATTGATGGGCCTCCTGCCCATATAACTAAACTATATCTTGTGCCTACTTTTACCGGGCGTACTCTATGTGGTAGGTAGCTTGGAAAAATAATAATGTCTCCCATTTTTGGTTTAATAAAACTCTTTTTTAATTCTAACTCTCCGGTGTTTGAAGCAAGCCAAGCCACTTCAAACTCTCCTCCAGAGAAGTCATCATTTAAAATTACAGAACCTGATATTTTTCTACATGTATCAATTAAATGAGGAAAGTTAGTCTCATTAAGACCATTAGGTTTTTCAAAAACATATCTTCGTTTTGAAAAGGAACAAGACGTACCATCTTCATGCCAGTTATAGTGTTGTTCTGGGCCATATTTAGTAAACTGAATATCTTCAGTTGCGGTAATATCAAGATTCCATCCGGAAACATGATTAGAAATCTTAATAGATGTTTGTAGTTTTTCCATTACATGGGGCTCATTAATAAAAACAACACCTGAATCTCTTACTTCTTTTTGAATATCTAATTCTCCTGTCTTATTATAGTGACTACCTTCACCAGTTTTATCTTTGTACGCTTCTATGAGCTTATTACAAACTTCTGGTGGTAAAATATCATGTATAATAAAAGTGGGTGTATTATTTTCTGGGTTTTTATATAATGTATGCATTATCTCCTCTTTCCTTGTCCTCTATATTTTTTATAATTACGTTTCTTATGTTTGTTTTTAGGTCTTGATCTAACACTGTTCCCAATAGAAGTTCTTTTCTTTGGTCCTGGTGTATGGTCTGAGTAAAGTTTACTCTTCTTCATCTAACACATCCTTAATCTTGACTCCGTTGTACTCTAGGTCATCATCTTTATTTAAAACAGTGTACTCACCTTCAACTAAAACTTTATTCTCTTCATAAATCTTTTTCATTTTACTTTCTAATTCTTCAATAGACATATCTTCTAGCTTACCTGTACGTATAATTTTTTGTTCTATATACAGTCCTGCAGCTTTACCTCTAGCAACTTCTGCATTGGCTGCTGCACTAAAAGCACCTTTATGCAACGCTGCTTCTCTTATCTTAGCTAGTTCTGTAATATGTTTCTCAAAAGTAACTGAATATTTTTTCTGGTTCTCTTCTCGTAGCTCCCCAATGTATTTAGCAACTAAAGGATATTTATTAGGATTAGTAAGCTCGGATCCTTTGACTGCTTCAGTACCTTCAGCATAACCTGCTTCTTTAGCACATTCTGTTTGAGTCATGCGTCCTTCGTTGTTTACCAACAACTGCGCAAACTTCATTTGCATTTCTGTGAGTTTTTTAGGTACGCCCATTTACAATAATATATAGTATAGTTATCTTAAGTTATCAAGACCAAACTTTCTCTAGTTTTATACCCCTAAAATATAAATCATCTTTATCAAATTCTATTGCATCCTCATATCCACACAAAATAAGTATTTCTTTTGCTGATAAATCTTTAATGTCTTCATACCACAAACTAACTGCACCTTGGCTAATTAACCTGGCTTTTTCTTTTTCCCAAGAAGGTAAACAGTTCATTAAATTTTCTTTGTGTGTCTGTAAGGCTTTTTCATCAGTCATATATTTTTTATTTGGGTCTAATTTGCCATGGGCATGGCTGTTTATCCAGGCATGAAAAGAAGAATAGGTCCATGCGTCTTTATCTTTGCGATCAATCACAATATATCTATCTGCTCCAAACAATGGCTTGTGTGTAAACAAATATTGATATTTAAATAAAAAATTATTGTCTTTATGTTTTTGTATTGCTTCTTTACCTACAAGATCATCAATAATTTCATACTCCATAAAATAATTTGGTGTGTTTTTAAGACGAAAATATTTATCGAGTATATGAAGTAATAAAGTAGACCCACATCTAGAAGGATTAACAATGCAAGTAATCATTTTTGATAAAGTTCTCCACCTACACAAATAGCATCTAGCTCCGATGTCTTAAATATATCTAATGCTTCTTCAACAGTGCTACAAATAGGCTTGCCTTTTTTGTTTAACGAAGTGTTTCCTAAAACTGATAATCCAGTCTCTTGTTCAAAAGCATCTAACATCCAATAATAGGTGTGGTTAGTTTCTGGAACTGTTTGGTGTCTGCATGTTCCATCAACATGTGTAACAGCTGGTATGCCTGAATACTTTACGTTGGAATTAAAAAGCATATGCCTACTAACAGGTAAATCAAAGAACCTTTCCGCCTCGTCTTCTTTAACACTGGCTCCAAAAGGCCTCCACCATTCTCTGTTTTTTATTTTATTAACTCTGTCTTTATTTTCTGTATACATAGGATTAAATAAAACACTTCTGTTACCAAGTGCTCTTGGTCCTATCTCTCCGTTGCCTTGATACCAACCAACAACTTTATTTTGTGCTAAAAGTTGTGCAACTCTCTTAAATAAGGGCCCGTCAGGCTCTCCAAGTGGTGCTTCGTCGTCCTGTTCCCAATGATTTGGCCTCTCAATGTCGTGTTTATCCAACAAATAATGCAAAGCACCTATGCTGCAACCACCATCATAAGCCCATGGATCTATATGTGGCTGCAAACCCCTGTCTAACATTGCTCTATTCCAAACAACGTTTTGTGCCAACCCTCCTGAGTAATGAAAATGTCCAGATAGTTCTATGGCTTTGTCTAATACCAACTCTTCTGATAATTTATGAACAGTGTTAATCATATCAACTGTTAGTTGATCTTTTGGTAAATGGTTTAACTCAGAAAAAATTGTCATGTTTCTAAACCGTTGTCTTTGTCTCCATTCATTAACTTTGTTTATATCTGTTTTACCATAAGCTTGTAGTCCCATAATTTTTCCAGGTATATCAATTAAACTAAGGAAAGCTTTCCAGCTAGAAACTTTTGTTACATCTTTGTTTTCAACATAGGCATCCATTACATCTTGAAACAAGCCTTGGCTATACTCTGAATAGTTTCTTAGTTCTTGTTGATGATTAAAAAAATTTGAACGCACCATTGCAGAAAGAAGAATAGAAGGGCTTATTTCGTTTATTCTTTTTTTATTAATTAATCCTGTGTAAGGAGATAAACCACCAGGAACGTCTGCAGGGCCTTTAGCAAAAAGGTCTAGTACCAAATTATTATTACTTCTAACACTGGAAGAAAGTTGGTGGCTGTAGTGATGATCTATATAAACTACATCATCAATAGTTCTAATAAAATCTTGTGAATTATTTCCAGACAACCAAGTAGAAGCAGCTAACTCAAAATTATCTATACCCCACTCATCCAAAACAGTTTTGGCCCAATGTATGTCACCATAAGCATGTTTTGTTTTAAATTGTCTTTCTGCTTTTCTGTATAAAAACTTTCCGTTTTTATATGCGGCTACTGAACTATCGTGTACAGTAAGTCCGAAACCTACTAAATTCATATATCTTAATATACTACTTTATTATTTTATCGCAATGTTTTACACCAGTTTGATCTGTTGTCATCATGCATTTTTCTAGGCTGCATGTGTACTGCACCTGATTACCTGAGTTTCTCTCCGCCGTACGCTTGGCTGTGAGGCACGTACTTAAATTATCCTGGTGATACCAACCTTCAATATTTTTATTGCCCCCGTCATAGACGTACAAACTAAGTATGATAACTGTTTCAATGATTCCCATTCTTTCGTTCCTCTAAATCTATAATACGATCTTCATGAAATTGTATAATCATTTCATTCTTTAATATTAATGGAACTTCCGCTTCCATTTGTTCTTTAAGTTTTTCTGTACTCTCGGCAAGGTATTCCACCAACATGTAGAGCTCTTGGACTTGTGGACTGACCATGTCGCCTTTGGGAACTCCGTCAATAAAAGTATTAGCAGCTTCCAGATCTTTCTCCATAAGCTGTAGTTTTGTTTCTATATTATTAAGTCGCTCAATGACTCCAAACCCGAACCAAGCACCCACAAGAAGACTGCTAATAATAAAAAGTAAGTTACGTGCCGGCATTGAGATTGCGGTGTTTTCATCTACGTCTAATCTTTTCATTTAACATTTCCATCTTCTACGTGCCTGCCTAATTCTAGAGTTAGGATCGTTCTGTGTTTTTGTTGATGATCTTTTTAACTGACCTGCTGATCGTGCGCAGTAAGACTTACGTCTCTTTGCAGCTTTGCTGCCAGGTTTAACTTTACCAGTGACTGCTGTTTTTAATTTACTACCAGGATTAGCACGTCTATAGGCTTTTACACCTTTAGCTGTCATACCAGCACCTGATTTAGTCTTGCGATAGTTCGCACCTTTACCAGTAGTGGTCTTCGGTATTTGCCCCCTAGTTGTAGCCATTAGGTTTTCTTGCTAGTCTTCTGGCTTTTCCTAATAGCTTTTGCAGTTGGTGCGCCTTTAGCACCTTTCTTACGCATTTTTTCACCGCGTTTTTTCTTTTGGTTTATATTATACCATAAACCTTTTTTAGCAGTTCTGCCGTCTTTGGTTACGTGGGTGTCTTTAGCCATTATGCTTTACCTCCACGTTTCATTCTTTTTTTCATCATGCCGCCACCCATTTTATTTGTGCGTCCGCCACGAGACATTCTTTTTTTCATCATGCCGCCACCCATTTTGCCAGCACGTTTTTTCTTTTTAATTTTTTTCTTAACAGCTCCACCTCTTTTCATGAAGCCCATTTTATTACGAACTTCTGTTGGCAGGCTTGCTAAGCCGGGGTTTTTCTTTTTATCAACTGGTTTCATGTCGATATCTCCTATAAGATTTTCGTTTATTTACTGTACCCTCGTAATAGTCCTTGGGCCAGTGCTGATAATATCCAGTTTTGCGTAAATTGTCACTAGCTTTTTCTAGTTCATCATATTTTTGTATAAGTACCATCATAAACTCATTTTCTGGCTCCCATTCTCCTGTTTCTAAAAACTCTACAGGTTCATCCTCTTCTTCATCCCAAGGGTGTGAACCCATCAGGTATATGTCTTGTGGAACTAACACACGATTTAATATATCTATGACTGAATCTAATTCTTCTGGTTCATATTTAATATCATCACAACCAACTATGACTATCTGTATATCAGGATCTTTTGCTAGTTTTGCGCCTTCTATTATAGCATCTTGGAAAGCATTAAAGTTTTTACATTCTAATATTCTGTAAGTTTTCTTGAGCCTGGCCGTACGTGCGTAAGGACATACCGGGACATCTCCTAAATATTCGTTCTTTGGTTCTAAAAACTTCTTAGACCATTCAAGAATATCTTCAGTTATCGATTTCATTCAAATGTTTCTTAAGCATATCTAACAACCAGGGGTTGTCCCTGTATACACCCATCATGGCATTAGATATTGTATTTACAGTTAATTCTTCTGCATCTTCCTCTTTAAGTGGGCCGTTTGCTTGGTTAAGAGAAAAGATATAAACTACCGCATGTAAAATTTCATGCCATGTAGTATTGCAACGTTCTTGCCCTACTAAAGAATCCTGGATATAAATAACACCTTCTCTGGCCCGATACTCACCGTAGCTGTCTGTCATGTCATCCATAATAAAATCAGGCCTAACATATTTTAGTTTTATAGTTCTATAACCAACTTTAACCTCTTCTGGCCTGCCGTTTGCTGGTACCACCATTGAGTCATTTATTTTTGTTTTCTTTCTAGTCATGTCTTCCTCTTAGTATAGTGGGATTTTGACCCTCTTGTGTAAAAAAAATTGTAAGAAATATGCGCGCGTGCAAAGTGTGAAAAAACTGGGAAAAATTGAATAATCTACCAACTTGGGTGGTAGCCGGTAGACTACGCGGTAGCCTGTTTGCTGAATAAAAACAATACTTTAACATCAAATCTACCAATCTACCGCCTGTTTCAGAAATTTTTGTTTTGTTTGTAACTCATAGGGTCAAATCTCCACTATACCTTGGTAAATATGTGACATATTAGCAACACTAAAGGTATTGCATACATCACTATAATTATTTTATCTACATGCATTTGATCCCAGTCTGATTCAAACAAGAATTTATACAATTTTTCAAACAAATTATTTATCATACGTCGTCTAAATCTTTCAAATATCTAGATTCACAAAACAGTTCCCAGCTTTTTAAATCGTCCCCATGTTTTAATATATGTGGAGTCAATAACTCCATTTTGTTTCTGTGTATAAAAGCATGACAAGCCCAGGTGTCCTCAAAAGATTGGGCTGTGTATTCTCTCATTACTGTTTCATTGGTCCCCGCCATTAACAAGTATACTGTTATTACAAAATACATAATTAATCCCTTTCACTGTAAAATAGGTCAATTCTTCTTAACCATTCATACTTCGCTTCGCGTAGTTCGTCACCTGAAATCGTAAATTCTTGATAATATAGGTCAGGAGTGCATACCATATTGACACATTTATCTATATTTGTGCCGTAAACCGCATCATGAGCCATCGCATAGCCCGCCATTTGCAGCTCATAGTCCCTAATCCATTCCTTTTGCTTCGGTTTATTGCTCTGTTTGAAGTCTATGATAGCTAAATCACCATCTAATCTTGCAATAAGATCACAACTACCAGCATACAAACCAGGATAATATAATGTTGCTTCATTCCCGTACACCTCGTCGATCCTATTATCAATCCCGCGGTCCACGATCTTTTCTGCCATCTTCTTGGCCTGTATTCCAAGGTCCGTGAGGTCCATGTAGCCTTCACCTAAACAGTATTTCTCTAGATAGAGATGCATTGCCGTGCCGCGCGCTGCGCTAGTCTTTGTTATTTCAGCCGCTTTAGCATGGCCGATACGATCTCGCCACCTTTGCAGGCTAGCTGCTTTATCTTTTTCTTGAGTCGCCGACAAAATGCTAGTAACTGATGGTAAGGGCTGTCCTTGAAGAACATCTGTAATAGTATAATGTCTGCTACCTTTATGAATGGCGCGAGTAGAAGTCGGATAATCATATTTTTGTACATTTATTAAATCCATATTACTATCTCATTCGCCTAAAAACAATACTCCAATAGCGCGACCATTCTGGACTTCCCGGAACTAGTCTAACTTTTGGTTTGTTAGCCTTTTGGCTTTGTCTATACCTTTCTTCAGTAGAGCAATCTCTGCTTTTAACTGTCTGTTTTCCAGTCTTAATGACGTTATCATCGGCCATAGTACTTCTTTCCATTCATGCACTGAGTGATCCCAGTAATCAAAATATTCTTCCACTGTTCTCTCCAACTCCTTTATATATTTCTTATCTGTATCAACTATGTCCAAACTACCGACGTATTTGTATTTGTGTCCTGTAGTTTGTGGTAAGCTCATGTTTTTATTCTATCAATAAATAAGTCAATAGGCCAGTCAGTTTTATAGTCTCTAGGCGTATCGTGATGCAGTTTATGGTTGCCGGCACCTATAATTAGTATGTTCCATATCCACCAAAACCGATCGGACTCTGAGTCGTGCCTTTCTAAATCAAAGTGAAAACAATTTATAGCTGTTTCTCCAAAATGTACTAAAGCTACAGGGAAAACAGATAATAATAAAAACCACTCCCAACCTAAGAAAAAGTACACTGCGCCATGGGTCAACCAAAACCACAACATGTGAGTCATATCAAAAAATCTAAATATAGGATCATCAAAACTTTTCTTTGCCATAAGATTAACTTTACTATCACTAATAGTAATAGACATAAACAAAGGCAGCGCTGCTCTTAGAACACCCAACACAGGATTATCTAAGTTAGGCGAATGTGGGTCTCTGTCTGTGTCAGTGTATCTGTGGTGTGTAAGATGAACTAAAGACCAATTGTTTGGGCTTGATTGTGTTGCTAACCCTCCAACATAACACAAAACTATCTTCCAAAAAGCATTAGTAGTGTAGGACTTGTGAGTAACTAAATGGTGATAACAAATATTAATACCAAACATTCCTAAGAATTGTACAATTGCCCAAGTAATAAGTAGTCTAGCATCTAAATTAAATATAAATGGCCACACATAATACAATAACAATGCTGTAGATCCTAAATACATAAAAGTAATATAGTAAGCAGGAAACCTTTGCAGCTTAGTCATGTGTTTATCTTTAGGAAACAAAGTTCTCATGTTTTTATCCAATCTATAAAATATTTTATCGGGTAGTCATTGGAATAATCACGTGGTCTTTCATGATGTTCTTTGTGATTGCCTTCGCCACCAATAACTATATTTATCCATTTACGATTTTTATGTACAAAGTCAATGTCGTAGTGAAACCAATTAACAAAAAACTGACTAATCAATGAGTAACCAATTGGAAAACAAAACGCCAGTAAGAACCAGTCAAAACCAAACAAC